CAGCTAATACAGCTTTAGGTAAATTAGTAAGAACACAAAAAGATTTAAATAGAGAATTACAAGAAATGCTAAATGCAGATATGACTTTAGCTGCACAAGATCTTAATTTAACCATGTCTCAAATGATAAAAAGACAAGGAGACAGGCTAACCTCAGCTGCTTTAGGTCCTACATTATCAGTATTAAGAGCAAATAGAGAACAAAGAGCAAATTTAGAAACTCAAAGAGCTAATATTCCTAAGCAACAATCTCTTGACGAATACATGGTAATACAAGATGTCTACACTAGAGATAATGAGAAAAAAGTAAATGCCCTAACAACAGAAATTGACGCCTTAGCACAATCTGAAAAAGAGTTACTAGAAGGAGAAGATGGCTTAATAAAAAGAATTGAAATTCTAAGCAAAACTTTCCCACAATTCAGCGGTTTAATAAAAGAT